AAACAATTAACATCACCTGATGCTGTTGGTAAAACAGGTAATGCGCTTACTGGTAGTGCAGCAGATGCATGGAAATTAGGTAAAACTGGACAGCAAACTGCTGGAACTAACGTTGATGCAAGTATGCTAAAACAACAGCAAGGTATTGGTAAGAAACCCGCACAGCCACTTCAAAAAGTAGCAGAAGGTATGGGTGCAGACCTTGGAAGTGTTCAAACACAACCAAATATGAATCTTAACGAAGAAGACGAACCTGAAGTTGAAAAGGACGAAAAAGACGGCATAGAAGGTCTTGATGCAATTAATGCAACAAAACCTGAAAATGATGAACCAGAAATGGACGAACCAGAAGTAGATGAACCTAAAGAAGTTGGCGGTGGATTTAATTTTGCTCCAGATGGTCAATCAATGGGTGGTGGCGTAGTTAAGCCTGATGGTGCTCCTACAACTGGAGTTGATATTACAATTCAACCAGATAAAACTGTTAATATTGCAATGAATGAAGCAAAAAGAAAATTAATTAAACAAATTGCCGAAGGTGTAAATAGTTATATGAGTGAAATTTCAACAGGTATGGCTAATAAAGCAATGGATGTTGCTCAAACTCAGACACAAACAATGGGTTATGACACACCATTAATGGCAGCAAAAAGAAATGACCAAGCACAAAAATTTCAGCAATACATAAATCCAGAATTAAAAAAATTCTTACAAACATTTAGTATCGGTGCAGAAAGTGGTGCTGGTGGTTCAATTATATTGAATATACCCGGTCCGACTGGTGAAAACATTGCAAGAATTAATGTTAAACCCGATAAGTATGAATTTCTTTATGGTAGTGTTGCCAATTTAGACCAAAATATGGTTGCAAAACTTCCTAATATTGTAAAAAGAGTTCAAGCAGACCTTATGGGAGAAAAAAGCAGACTTAATCCAGCGTCTGTACCAGAACCTGCAATGAATGAAAGCGAAATAAAACTTAGGAAATATATTCGTACACGTCTTGAAGAAAAGGCTGGTTTGAGAAAAGCAAGTCTTAATGAAGGTAAAAAATCACCAACATTAAAGAAACTTGACGAAGTTATTGACAAGCAATTCAAATTATATGAATCTGTAAGTAAAAAAAAAATTAAAGTAGTTACAGAATCGATTGAAGAAGGAAGGGTTGGTGATATTGTTGGTGGAGTGATTAATAAATTTAATCAATCAATGGAAGGTGGATTTAAAAAGCAGAGTGTGTTGAAGCAATCAATTGAAGCAGACCCCGCAAATGCAAAAAGTGCACTTTATAAAGCATACCAACAGGAGATAACATATAATGCTGGAACTGGAACATTTATTAAACAAGCAACTCCAGAAAATGCACTTGAAGTAGCACAACAAGCAGCAAGTGACCCAGATGGTTTAGGTAAAATAACCCAACAAAACGGTGTACTTGTTTACATACCAGTAAAAAATGTTAAAGAATAATTAAATTTAAACAATATAAAGAACCGAACTAAAAATAGTTCGGTTTTTTTGTAACTAATTGTTTTATTATTCGTATAATTGCATATGAAAAATAATGTCAGAGAATATCAGACGCTAAAATTTTTTAGGGGTAGGGAAAGAAATACCAAAGAAATGCAAAGGCTTGCTGACGCAGGATTAGACTTTGAATATCGTAGATTGCTTATCGAAGAAAACGAATATGATATGTATATTGCATTTAGTAAACAGATTATTTGGAAAAGAATATCATGGACATTACTTTTAATGTCAATTTGTTTTATGCAACATCCCGTTGCACTATTTGCTTTATTGGGATTAGCAATATTGTCACAATTTTTTTCTTATTTAAATAAAAGATTTTTTCAATTTGTTATGAGAGGTCACAATCTCGCATTAGGTATTGTTGAGGGTGTGATTTTCGATAAATATGGTGTTTCATTCCGATAAATTCTTTTATCTTTATCTGTATTTATAAAAAATTACATCATGGAATACGAAGACGGTAAATTAAAACTTATTTACGTATTGAAAATTGGATATAATTCTAAGGATGAGGGATTATATGAGTTTATATTTTCGCTTGATGATACCAATATTGATATTGAAGGTTGGTGTTGGGATATCGTACCTGCGTGTGATAATGCATTACCGCCAACCGAAGAATTTATTAACGCAATCTTTAGTTTAAAAACCAATTCTTTTGATTTATTCTGTCTTCATGAAGCAGTTGACAGACCATATATGCATGGTTATCACACAATACATGCATTAGCGTATGAGGTTGAAAAGAAAGATGAAAACGGTTATAGTGATTATGATAAAATGTTTAATGGAGAGAATGATGATATTCCCCTATTGGTTCTTCATTATGGCATGACCTTATCTAAAGTTAAAGATTTGCTTAATGCAAGGAAAATCATATTAAAAAATAATGAATTCGTTGAAACGTCTTCTTTGAGATTTTAACGTATTTATATCTGCCCATCTTACCAGATTCGGAAGAAGGGGTTTCGAGGCACGATAATTCAAGATAATTACCTTGCCTTGCGGTTTTTTAAGTTCATCTTACCATTTGGAAGAAGGAAATCGAGACACGACAGTACCAGATTATTGTCGTGTCTTGCGATTTTATGGGGTAGCAGTATTTATTATAAAAATTTATAATGAGTATTGACCCCAACTTAGATATTACTTCCGATAAGGACGAATTATTTCCTGACCACGTACCAGTCATTCCTTATGATGCAATAAAGGAAAAAGAAAAAGAAGAACAAAGAAGAATAGCGAAAGAACTCAGGAAGAGTTTAGGCAATATTGAACCAATCATCGTAACTGCAAGTGGTGGTGTAAAAAAAGCAAATGAATTAACTTTTAATGAACAAGAAGATGAAGTTGTTCGCTGTGCATCAAATCCAATATATTTTATTGAAACATATTTAACAATCTTTGACCAAACACAAGGTGTTGCGGGTCTTATTGTTCCATTTAAGTTATTTGACTTTCAAGTTGATTTAATTAATTCATATAGGGAAAACAGATTTGTTGTAGCAAACAAATATCGTCAGGCTGGTATCACAACTACTACTTGCGCATATATTGCTTGGTATGTGATGTTCAATAGAAACAGACAGGTTGCTATCATTGCCGACAAACTTGAAACTGCACGTGATGAAATTATGAATGACGTTGTTGATTTTATTGAGGGTTGTCCAGCATGGCTTAGACCAAAAACTGGTAGAAATACTGAAAAAAATCTTAAAGATACACAGAAATTAAAAGTCTATGATAATAATTCTAAATTAGGTGCTTTCTCATCTAAAGGTCTTCGTGGTTATACTCCAACATTATTATTCTGGGACGAAACTGCGTGGACAGAAAAGGGCGATAAGTTCTGGACATCGGCACAGCCAACACTACAAACTGGTGGTGCTGCAATTATGGTTAGTACGCCTTCGGGTCTCGATGCGGTGTTCTACAAAACATTCATGGGTGCAAGAAGTAATGATAATAATTTCAAACCAGTTGAACTTTGGTGGTTTAATGACCCAAGATACAATAAGGAATTGTGTTGGTTAAAAAACAAAGGTAAAGAAACGGAAAAAAGATGGGTTGATGAGAATTGGAATAATAAGAGAAGAATTGAATTGATGGATGATGGTTGGGAAGCCAGTTCACCTTGGTTCGAAGACCAAATTAAGAACGCAAATGGTGATATGCGTAAAATCGCACAAGAATTATTATGTTCATTCTTAGGTTCTGGTGATAATTTTATTGCTGAAGAATATCTTAAACGTATTCAGGAACATGAAGTTTTACCACCAATTAAACAAGAATATATTGATAAAAATATGTGGATTTGGGAAGACCCAATTGTTGGTGAAACATATATAATGGCAATAGATGCGTCACCGGGTCATGGTGAGGATAATTCAACAATTAATATACTTAAAACCGTAGAAATTATTGAGGAAAAGATAATTACAAAGAATGGTAAAACTAAAAAAGTTAAAATAAAGAGACATAAGGTTGAACAAGTTGCAGAATATTATGGTAAAATAGCACCACAAATGCTTGCAGAAATTGCATACCAATTTGGTATAAGATATAACAAAGCATATTGTGTGGTGGATATAACTGGTGGATATGGTGTACAAACAATTGAAAAATTGCTTGAAATTGGTTATGAGAATATTCACTATGCGGAAGTAACACATAAACCAAGTAGGGACAGATTACAAGGTTATATTAGAAAAGGTCAAAAGACAATGAATGATGGTGCGGTAATGAACGTTGACCTTATCCCCGGATTCTTCATTGGAAACAATCGTGCATCGGTTGTTCTTGAAATGCAAAGAGCAATACATTTAGAAGACGTTTTGATACATTCAGTGAGATTGCTGAATGAACTAAAAACGTTTGTTACCGTCCCCGGTAACCGAGTGGCTGACCATAAGCGTTCTTTCCACGATGATTCAATTATGGGATTATCAATTGGTTTATACGTATTGAATTTCGATATGGTACGTTATAAGCAAAGTAAAGGTATAACCGAAAAAATGTTAAATGCAATTATCACCAATAATGAAATGGGTGAAATTGGAAGAAGATTAAATAGTGGTGGAACTAAAACACATAGACCTATGATTTCACCTAACAGTGTGTCACCATTAAATCCATATATTTCACATTCTTGGTTATTTGATGGATTGAAAGAGAAAAAGAAAAATTAATTTGTATTTATAATTAGCGACTTTTCAAAAAAATCACAGTATTTATAAAAAAGTATAAAAAATTATAAAAATGGCTGACAACGAAAAAAAGGGAACAGTATATCAACAACTTAATCAATTCTTAAATCTTGGTGGCTTTGATACTCCAGATAAACAATCAAATGTATCTGCAAGCACACCAGCAAAAGAATCTAAAGTTATTATAAAAGGTAACTCTCCCGAAGAAATACATAGAAAGGGTCTGGAGTTAGAACAGAAAAGAGACCTACAGAATAAATTTTTTAGAACCACAGATAGAGGTTTTCAAAAGGCATTACAATATGAAGCAGCCAGACTTCCAGCATATATTGACTATGAAGGTATGGAATATTACCCAATCATTTCAAGTGCCTTGGATTTATTTATGGAAGAAAGTACAACCATTGGTTTGAATGGTAAAATGTTAAATATATATTCTAATAAAGAACGTATAAAAACTTTATTGGAAGAATTCTTTTTTGATACTGTCAACGTAAATGTTAACTTACCATTCTGGGTAAGAAATACTGTTAAGTACGGTGATAATTTTGTTTTATTATATGGTGAACGCAAAAAAGGTGTTACACACGTAAAACAATTAGTTAATTATGAAATTGAAAGATTCGAAAGAATCCAGAACGGCAAACCTTTGGTGAAATTCAAAGAAAGAATGACTGGTGACGAATTCAATGTGTTTGAAATTGCCCACTTTAGACTATTGGGCGATGATAAGTACTTACCATATGGTTCATCGGTACTTAATAAAGTTCGTAGAGTATTTAGACAACTTGTTATGGCAGAAGATGCCATGCTTACCTATCGTATTATTCGTGCTGGCGAGAAAAAGGTATTTAAAATTGACGTTGGAAACATTGACGAAGATGATATTGAAGAATATATCTATAAAGTTGCTACTAAGTTCAAAAAAACTGCACAGGTAGCACCAAATGATGGACAAATTGATTATCGTTTCAATATATTGGGTAATGATGAAGATTATTTCTTGCCAGTTAGAAATGCAAATACACAAACGGGCATTGATACGCTCCCCGGTGCTCAGAATCTGGATGCTATTCAAGACATAGAGTACCTTCGTGATAATTTATTTATTGGTTTAGGTATTCCAAAACCTTTCTTATCATTCCAAGATGCTGCTGGTGCGGGAAAAAATATGGCTCAGTACGACATAAGATTTGCTAAAAAGATTAATCGTATTCAACAAGCAATGATTCAAGAACTCAATAAAATGGCAATGATACATTTATATCTATTGGGTTATACTGGTGAAGACTTGAGTGATTTTACTTTAACATTAACAAATCCTTCAACACAGCAAGAATTATTGAAAGCCGAATTGATGCGTGAAAAAGCACAAACATATGCTGAGTTAACACGTGCCGAAGCAGGGATTGCTGCAATGTCGCATACTGGCGCCCAACGTGTGATCTTT